CGGCAAGAGAGTCGCCAAGCATCTTTATTTTTTCTTCTTCACTAAAGAATTTATCAAAGTATTCTGCTGTTTTTGAGCTGAATTCCTCTAATCCACCCATTAGCGAAATAATAGACTGGGCAACATCAAGACGAATCAAACTTGAAAGACCGCTAAGATTTATACCCATTTTATCTATTGAGTCATTAAATACTGCTTGCTCTTTTGCCACTCGCATCAATGTTTCAAATGCGCCATCCCCCATGCGTTGATATTCTTCAATCTGAGGAAGCATATATTTCGCCAACAAATCTCCTTGCTTGCCGAAAACTGATTCAAGCTCTTTCTGTATTTCATCGCCGCTTAAATCTTTAAACGAAATTTTTCCTATATCTATTTTGAAATCACTTATGGCGCTTGCAGTATCGATTCCTAAAACGCCTACTGCGCCAGTTACTGACTCCCCCAGGTATTTAAAAATCTCTGAGAATTGCGACGACAAATCATCGGCTGACGTAAGTTCATCTTTTACTTTTGTGCTCTGAGATATACCAAATAATTTCTTTTTGGTTGTCTTAACGGTGTTGTAATAAAATACTTCAAGATCGCCAGCAATAACATCGCCAAGATCTTGCGCGCCAATTTTAAGGCCGGTATCTTTTAATGATTTTTTAGTAGTTCCAAATATTGAACTAAGAAGCCAACCACTACCATTTTGGGAGCCGCTTAAATCAACATCAGCACCGCTAAACTTATTGCCTTGAACGAGCGAAATAGCTAAACCGCTAATCCCGTCAGACAAACTACTCATCGCACTTCTTATCCCACGCAACTCGTTAAGTTGATCTACTGCAATATCTTGGAAAGACTCCATAGCTCCAGATATGGAGTCTGACTTTGCTGATGAATCACCGAGTACAGATCCAGCGCCTTGGCCCGCCTGAATATCCTCAGCGCTTTGCCCTCCGCCTCCGCCTCCACCACCAACAGCAAGTCCTAGGCCAGCCATTATTGCTGTCATCGCAGCGATTCTCGGGAATGCTGTATATGGGTCGCCTTGACCCTGATTCACAATTGCAGACAACGCTCCAGCAGCAGCTTTTTTAAGCGCAAGCGCTATCTCAATTGCATTAAATGTTTTTTCCATTGCATTTATTGCTTTCCTTGCCTTTGAATGCTCTGCAAACATTGATGCAGCAGCTCCAGCCATTTTTCCATAACCGGATAAAGTAGCCTTGACTCCGTCCTGCTCTAGCTTTGCCTTTGCTCTTTCAAGATCCATGGCTGGTTTTGCAGTTTTATTTGGCTCAGCTTCTGCCTTTGCTATTGCCTCTCTCTGTTTTTGAAGCGAATCAAGCTGTGACATATAGTCATCAAGTGAGTCAGCCATGCTTCCGAAAGCATCAACAACAACTGATCCGGTGCGCGACCATGCTCCGCCAAAATCATCGGCAGACTTAGTAATATCATCAATGCTTTTTTGATAGTCGTCAGCATTCTTCTTGCTATCTTCAATAGCTTTGTTTGCCTGCTGAGTTTTAACAGCGAAATCGATTTGCGCTTGTGATGCACCTTGCGCCCGTAGTGTGTACTCAAGATATGCGTCTGCACCTATGGTTAGCTGTAGATATTGGTCATTTAAACCAATAAGCACGTCCGCAATGCTTTCTTGTAATTGCTCCTGTGCCTTAGCTGCTTCTTTTGCGGCTTTCTCTGCTGCTTTTACAGCCTCTTCCGGCGCACCACCGGTAGCGCTAGTCTTGCCATACTTGCCAAGCACATCTCCTTTAGCGGCAGCGTTTTTAGCGTCGAAAGCAGCACGTAAAGCATCGGCTTTTTTAATTTGCGCATCGTATGCAATCTCTACAGCGGTTTTTTCGTCAAAAATAGCTTGAAGTGATTGCTCTCTAGCGCTATTGATACCTTTTAGCCGACTTTCAAGGTCTGTGCTTATATTTGTTCCTTTAAATGTATTCGATATGAGCGCATCAGCTACTTCAAAATAAGCTGCTATCTTGTCAATAAAGCTAGCTATTTCTACAGTTGAAACTTGAATAAATGCTTTGATATTTTCTGGGGCATTAGTAAATCCATTTTTAATTGCTGAAAAAAAATCATCCGTGGTCGAACCCATAGACATCATGACCTCATTGTGGTACATGTACCACAAGCCATAAAATCCAACAGCTGCATCTTTGATAACATTAAATCCCGAAACAGCAACATCAAACACCCACGAAAAACGATCACCTATAGCATCAATATAGCCAGCCATTTGGCCTGACTTGATGAAATCGTTTAGCCCTGCAATTGCCTCGGTCGCGCCCTTTACTCCTCGCGCGATTAGCTCGCCAGCTCCAGCGCTGTTAATCGTTCGGAATAGGCCGCCCCAAGTATCACCAAGATTTGAAATTGCCCCGTCTAGCGTTTTCATGCGGTCAGCAGAAGCGCCCGCAAAATTTACATCACCGATTGACTTCAAATAGCCTGTAATGTCTTCCGAGCTTTTCTTAACAGTCTTGGTTACGCCTTGGAACGTAAACGAGACGTTATCGCCTTGCTGCTTAGCCTTTATCCCGAACTCTTTTAATCGCTCAAATTCAAACGTAGAAGCATCCGCCACAGCTTCGATCATATCCATGAGGTTTTTCCCCATAGCCGCCGCCGTGTTTGAATAGGATCGAATAGCCGCCTCGCTTGGGTCTAATCCGAGGTTAGCCATTTTGGTGAATGCGGTAGTAACATCATTCACGCTTTCTGGCAGTTGCGAGGCTAAAACCTGAATTGCATCAAAGGCCGCCGCCGCATCTTTAGCGCTACCTGTTACGGTTTTAAGGCTCGATGTGAGTATGCCGGTTTGACGTTCAGTCTCAATAAGTTTTCCGACAATATTGCCAGCACCCAATGCACCAGCAGCCGCTGCAAACGCTGCGCCAACCCCACCCATAGCGCGACTTACGCGGGTTTCGGTTCGCTGCCCTTGATCTGCCAAGCGGTTAAGCTCACGCCCTGCGTTTTGTAGGTCGGTTATGTCGGCGCGGATGCCAATTTCGGCTATGTCTGTCATGGGCAAATACCTATTAAGATTTTTGGCATTATAGCGTAGAACTATCAAAAAAAAGCCAGCTTATTAGGCTGGCTTAGGTTTCTTTCTTGGCTTGGCTTGGTCGGTTTTTGGTAAAGCTCCGGCTGATAGCGCTTTGAACTTGGAAGCTACACTTTCCCGCATTGCTGCCAATGCCTCTTGCGAATCATCAACCCATGGCGGTAATGCGGACGGGCTTTGTCCGTCATGGTAAGCAGTACAATAAGCGCGACTCATGTTAATAATCATTTTGCTCTCCCAAGGGGTTAAAACTGCCCCAGATTGATCGCTGTAGTTTCTTAACTCTGTCCACGTTATCGGTACTGCACCGTTAGCACCGTTTAACACCATTCCCGATTCGTAAAACAACTCCAAAACGTACTCATGCGAATCAAGCTCCGGCATTTTTAGTTCGGGCGCATTTGGATGCGATTCCGACAGCCTCTTTATTCTTGATCGCGTTTCATCTTCTTTATTCAATCTGTATGGGGCGTGTAACCACCCCATATGCCGAACATATCTCAATAACTGTTCGGCTGTTACGCCAAAAAATTAGCGCGGTTCATTATTGCTCGGTTGATTTGCTCATAAATCCATTGGAACCGCATATCGCTATAGAGCTTGATTGCGTTTTCTTTGGAAAATGGAAAATCTTTGCCGTCCAGCTTGAAGTTGTCAGTCCAGCCAACTGTATAACCTGCAATGCGCTCAATTGCTTCGGCTTCTTCTTCTTCAACGCTTTTAACGCGCTTTTTAACATTGCTTTGGGCTTGTTTACGAGCCTCGGCAATATCAGCTTTAAACTTTTTCGAATCTTGCCCAAGGATAAAAAACTGGATTGGCTTGTTATCAGTACCCTCAAGCACATCGCCCAAAGGTGACACCAAGTTGATCGCCGCGCCTTTATCCGCAAGGGTGGCCGTATCGAATTTAGAAAGATCAAAAGACATATAAACCTCATCAAAGTTGTCATCCAAAAGGATGGCCCGCTGGAGCGGATGAATCTCCCCCACGCGCGTGGGTGCGGGCCAAATTCTAAGCATTAAAAAGAAAGCAGGCTTGCAACCAGTCCAGTGCCAGTAGTAATAGCAATGGTGCCCTTGAGGTATGCCTTAATAGTATCCAATGGGATAGCCTTTGTAGCGCCTGCTGCAATAGAACCTACTGCGTAGCCGCTTGATACATCGACACTACCAACGCCAGCAACAGGAATGGTAGTAGCGCCATTCCCATCAATCACCGGGGACAATGCGCCGCCAGTTGGGTTGCGCAATATTAAAACCTGCGATGCAGTTGCAACGTAGGTAAAAGTATCAGCAGTTCCGGTTAAAGTTGTTTCGGTCATGGTGCGAACACCAGAGCCGCCCATGCTTGTAGCTGCAATAGTAGCCATAATCTACTCCTCTTATACTACGTCAAGAACTGGT